CTTCATTCATAATAAAAAGATGTTTCTTTTCAATAGTTTCTTTTTCTGCAATAACATCTTCATATCTTTTAGAAATAAAGTCACCTGGATAACGAGGAAATGAAAGCAATACTACCTTACCTAAATCTGGAAAACGAGAATCTACGGAGCCACGAAATGCTTTATAAATATTTTCTGCAGTCTTTCCTTGTTCATTGCCAGTTCCAACTTCAGATGCAAAACCAGAAATTTCATCAAGTACTGCAAGTAATAAATTTAAACCTTCATGTGATTCTCTTTCTGAATGTCCAGAGTAAACAGTAATCGCTTTATCAAACTCAACGCTATCAGCCTTTGCGTTATATTTTCCTGCAAACCATGGTGATTTTTCTATCTTAGTTTTAAAACCTTTAAAGAATACGTTTTTTGCTTGTTGTGCGTTAATGGCTACGTTTATGATATCAATTGCATCCCCGCTTGGTTTTCCATAATACCTAGCAGGATCTTTAAGGCATAGCAGTTTATATACTATGTATGCACAGGCTACCGTTGATACAAAATCTTTTCCAGATCCTTTTCCAAGTTGTAAAATAATTTCATTTTTAGTATATTTATCAAAATATTGAGCACCTGCAACCGATCCAAATATTTCTTGCAGTTCTTCTTTACGATAAATTTGACTCATTGCCTCTACAATTTCATACTGTATTAAAGACAGTTGTGGCTGACCAAGATAATCAGCAGACTCAACAAATGTTTTTGCGTCTACTGGAATTTCATCAAATTGATTCTCTTTTAAAACTTCTAAGAAATCATTAAACATCTTGGACAATTGTGATTACCTCTCCCTCTTTAGCAATTTGAGAAAGGCGTCTCATGATTAAATCACGAACCTCTGGATGAGTTGAAGCAATGTCTCTTAAAATTTCAACAAGAACCTCTTGTCGTCTTTCAATTTCAACCATTTCTTCTGCAAGTTCTTTATTTTCTAAAAGCCCTGCTTTTTGTAACATTTCAATTCTAGATTTTTCAATATCCATTACCAACTTAATTGCTTGAGTCTTTGCACTAAGATTATTAGTCATACTTGATTCATCAATTACTTCGTAAGCCTTTGTAATAAGTTTAGTGTAATGTGTGTCTGCTCCAGCAAGTGCTTCCTTAGCCCGTGCACGAATTGCATCATTTGCAGATGCCATAACCTTCCACTCATTAATTAATGAAACAACACGAGTACGTGGAATGTCTAACTCTTTAGAAATCTTTGTTGGATCTTGCCCTTTAAGATATTCTGTAACTACCTTATTAACTTCATCAAGATGCTCAATTAGTTCTGATTCAGTTGACATTTTTTTCCTTTGCTATTTTTAATAAAACTAAGTATCCTATTAAATCATCAATGTCATTATCTCCAGGATAGTCTGTGCCTTTCATTAAACGACTTAACTTGTCATCAATTCTAACCTTAAGTTGTTCTGCTGGGTCTGATTTACTAAAAATTCTTACAGGATCAAGAGCGGAGTCTCCATACGCTATATTTTTTTCTATAAGCATTTGTGCTATAGAGTGACACGTTTTCCAAATTGAATTGCCAGAAGGTGCTCCAACGGAACGAAGATAAAGATCATTACAATTAAAATGTTTAACATCTTCGTAAACTGGTTTTAATATCATCTTTTTGATTTCCTTAATCCAAATTTTGCAAGATATACGTATATGGTTTCAACGCTGGCTTCGCACTCTTTAGCAATATCTTGTGGAGATTTTTTATCCATAAGAAATCTTTTACGTAACCAAGCCTCGCTTGTATATAGTTTAGCAGCCATGTAGTTATTTGTCAACTTCGTTTAAATTAATATCATAGTTAAATCTATCAGAGTTTTCCATTATCCATTTGTCTTGATTTTCTACATCATATTTTCTTTCATTAATTACTCTGTCAATCAAATATTCTTTTTCCAAGGTAAATGAAGGCTCGTATACTCTTACCCTATTGTTAGGTTGAATTGCAAAATTTCCATCATCTCTTTGAATGACATGCCCACACTTGTGATCTGCAGGACTTTCAGAATATCCATCGTCTAAAACATTTGTATCTGGATTATGCCAGTCTAAAGTAAATAAATATGTGCCTTTATTTATTGTCTTTGTTCTATCTATATAAGACATTCTAAGGTTTGCTAGATTTTCAAATCTTGTTACAGAAATGTGATGACTAAAAGAATTCCACAAAACTAGGTTATAAAGATCAACTTCGGGAACTTTTGGCTCTGTACAAAAGGCAGAAATAGGAAGCCTCCACCAAAGGCCACCGTCTGGCATCATAATATGAAATAATGGACTTCTAGATTTTAAACTTGAAACACCAAAAACTACGCATTCAAAATATTTATCATGACTATCTTGATGGTTTCTTAAATAATTTCCTCTTACATAACACGCAATCGGTGGTATGTTTGCATTTAACTCTGGCATTTTTTATTTATACTCCCGAATAACTTTAAGAACATCTTTATGATTTATAAAACTAGATAAACTTTCGTTATGTAAATAATCATTAATAATTTGATCAGCAGCATGTCTATAATCATTTGACAAAAATTGATATTCTTTTAGAATTGCTTCTTTATCAAATAAATTTAGACCATGGATTACTTTAATAAAGTTTGCTGAGCCAAACATTGTATAACCTGAATTATTTATAAAATCTTCAGTAGCAGGAAGTTTTGTTTTCCATTTTTCTAAATTATTTTTTAATGATTCTGGTATTTCTAAATCTAAAATATTTTTCCAAAAATCAGTGTCGTTTCTTTTTGATAAATAATGTAAAACAATAAAGTCTCTTATATTTTCAATAATAGTATTAAAAGAATTGTTGTAAGACTCTACAACTTTGTTGTCGTAGTTTTGAATTTTATCCATTAATAAAAAACTTTGTTGGATACTTAAACCAATTGAGGTTGCTTCAAGTGGTTCAAAAAAACTGCCACTTAGACCTATAGCAACACAGTTTTTAGTCCAAACTGTTTCTAAAGCGCCAGGATCAAACTGAAAAGTTTTTCCAATTGTTATTTCGTGTCCAAGTTCTTTTTCTACTTCTAACTTGGCTTCGTCAGCGTTTATAAAATTACTATCGTAAATATAACCATTTCCGTGACGACCCCAGGTTGGGATCTTAAACCTCCAGCCTGCGTTCATTCCTTTTGCTAGTGTCCAAAAATTATAATTATCTTCATCTCCTGTTGGAAATGTAATTGCAGAATTTAATTTTAAATATTTATTAAAAGATTTCCATTTAACATTTAATTTATTTACTAGGGTTTTTTGAAATCCAGTTGCATCTATATAAAAATCACTGTTGTAATTTGATTTTTTTCCAATTAATTTTTTAATATAACCATTTTTGTCTAGTTTAACGTCAATAATTTCATCATCAAAAAGTTTAATTCCTTTGTTTAATGCTATTTTTTTTAAAAACTCATTTAATTTAAAAGTATTAAAATGATACTGATTTGTTGGTGGATTTAAATTTACGTTTAAGCCATTTACGTTAACTAAATTTTTTTCAAAATTATCTGAGCAAAGAAGATCTGAATTTTCAGAAATTTGTTTTGCATAAATTGCATGGTATGGTCCAAACTTTATGTTAAATGGCTCACTAACTGAGTGTAAATATTTTTTATTAGGTATCCAGTTATCAAACATAACACCTATTTTAAAAGTTGCATCACATTCTTTAATAATTTGGCTTGGCAATATTCCAACAAAATCCATAAAGTCTTTAAAGTGTTCTGTAGATCCTTCGCCAACACCAATAATACCAATGTTTGAAGAATAAATTAAATTAACATCTATGCTACTACGTTGTTTTAGAATAAGTGCAGAAATTAATCCAGCGGTACCACCACCTACAACAGTTAAACTTTTTACTTGTTTCATTATTTGTTTGCTCCTATTGCTTTATTCCAATTATTGATAGCCCAATGTCCTATACCACAGGCATCGGCAACATCATTGTCTTTAACAATTTTATCATACAAAATCTCAACTAGTTTAATCGTTCTTTCTTTTCTAACTTGTCTTTCATAAGACTTATACCAAGAATCCGACTTTCCTGAATTTTTTGCTCTAATGTCTATCTGTTCTTCTTTTGTTAATCTTTTATTCCCTAAATAATTTTGCCATGTTATTGGCGCTACAGTTCCTATAACTTTTGTTCCAGTTAGTCCAGCAGCACCTAGTAGTGCCCCCTGAACTAATGCTAGATCTGCAGCAGTTTTAGGACTGTTCATAAATACGGTATGTTCAATTATAATTGTTTCAAATCCACCAAAATGTTCAAAGAATGCCCTTGTCTTAGCACAAGCGTCCATTACCTTTTCATAATTTGTTTTTCCATTAAAATTAATTTTACCAATACTACCCAAGGTCTTATCATTAAAAATAGCAAAAGCAAGACTGTTGGTGCTTGCATCAATAGCACAAATTGTTTTTGGATTAGTTTTGTTCATAGTCAAAGAATCCTTTTAGTTGTTTTAACATCTTATCTACTTCTTTTTTATTTACATTACAATTAGGACAAAAGCCAGAATCGTTGTATATTGAAAGTTGTTCCTTACAACCGCCAATACAAAGTCTTTTTTTGCCTATCCTTCTTTGTCTACGAGTTATTTGATACCTTTCGGCTATCTTTATCTTGGTGGCTTCTTCTCTACAAACATCTCCACAATAAATTTGATAACTTACTTTTGGTGTAAACTGGGTCTCGCACCTTTCACATAGTTTCACATTTATTCATCTTTCTCGTCCTTTAATAATCTCATAGGTTTGATCTTAATTGTTCCGTCTCCTGCTTCGGCACATGCTTTTTGAATAGGACACACCTTGCAAATTTTTGAATTTGAGCGATAAGGAATTTCTGGTAGTTGTTTATCTTGCCAATTTTTGTAAACTACTTTCATCCAGTCAAATGTTTCGTCTACCCAAGCACGATACTGATCATTTACTACAACAGGTAAAGTAAGTAATTCGTGATTGTTTTTATTTTCATAAATCATTACACCTTTACCAATTTTCCAAACCTTCATATACATTAGTAATTGCATTAAATGACCCATTTTAGGTTTTCTACTTAATTTCTTATGTTCAAAGTCATCGTTTCTTACTGTCTTAATTTCACCAATAAGTCTTTCACCTTTGTAGTCAATCATGACATCTCCATACCCGTCAAAAGGTGGATCATCAGTTTTAACTCTAAACTCCATTGCTGGATGAGTTTGCTTGCTGTATTTTCTTGGTATTGGATCAAACTCTAAATCTTGTGCAAGTAAACCAGAAGCCTCTATTGCATCCTGTATTCTTCCATGTCCAAGAGTTCCCTGTGTTCTATTTGCTACGCCAGTGGCGTCTGAGTTATCATAAAATATTTGTCCATCAAATCCTAGGTGCCAATATCTTGGACACTCCCCTGCGCCGTAAGTTAAACCAGATGCAGAAAAATTATTCTTCTTAGTAAACTTTGGTTTTGTTTTAGTGAGATAGCCAGCGTTTATAGCAGTGTCTAAACCTTCAACAAGGTTTTCATCTTCTTCGCTATTTCTTTTGTTCTTTTTAGTATCTTTAATCATAATCTGCTTTAGTAAGTTTTTAGCCATGTTTCATCCTTTGTTTATATTAATTATAGCAGGTTAGCGCATTATGTATTTAAGCGCTGACACCAAATCGTTTATTGCTTGTGCTGCTGTAAAGTATATATTTTTCTTTGCCCTGTCAGATTTGTCAACATTGGCCATCCAAGTGGCCTTAAAAGACATCTTTGCTGCAATGGCCTGTAGTCTTACAATTTCAAGACTGGCAGCCTGAAGGGGAATATCTGGTTTTATGATAATCTTTGCAATCATGGTTAGGGCAACAGTCAATTCCTCATCTTGCATATAGTCTGCAATCTCTGTTAAACCATTTACCATGTCAAGTGTTGTTTTTTGTGATCCTGGTTCAGACATTATATTTCTCCTCTGTTAATTGTTCTAGCATATTCATTTCAATTATAGCAAGTCTTACCTTTGTATTTCCTTCTCCAAGTATTACAATAATGGCTGGAGACTTATCTCTACCCGCTTGAATAGAATCAGTAACAGCCTTTGCCCATACGTCCTTATTTAATGTAAAAGATTTGCTGGCTTCTTTAAAATCAACAACAAATTCACGCCATGTTGCATCACCCTTCTGTGTATTTCTACCAGAATTTTTATGCTGTTTAGCACCTATTCTTTTACTTTCGTTCTTTTCGCTCATAATCCTTCTTTGTTGGAGGCAGTAGGTTGACTTTTGAAATATGTTTTTGCGTACACATCCATGTTGCATCTCCAGTCTCTCTCCAATATCTTAAAGATGTTACAACTTCTTGACAAGTTTTACATGGCCACTTGCCAGGATATACAGTAAAATTTTGCTCAGGCATTAATTATTTTTTTCTTAAGTTGTTCTTGTAAATCTAAATCTTCTTTAACACGATCTATGAAACCATCACGACCTTGCACTTTTGTTCCATCATCTAACTGATACCATGCACCAGTTCTATTAACCAGTCCCATTGATTCTGCGGTATCAACTAAATCTCCTATTGCATCAATACCAATATTGTCACCTCTAAAATAAAAATCATACTCACCAGATTGNAACCCTGGAGAGGTTTTAGAGAATTGTA